GTATAAGCTGTGGATGGACCCCCATAGTTGTAGGTATAAATTCTGGGTATAACCAACCGCAGAAACCCGCCATTGGCGGCCCTTCGGGCCGCACTGAAAACAATCATTGATAAAAAACATAAACGAAACACACCAACTTTATTATCTTTTATTCTTTTTTATTTACAAACATGTCCGTTTCCAGAAACCAAATCATAGTCAAAGACGAAACCATCATTGCGTTTTACAAAGAGAATCCCAGTTTGGATTTCATAGCAATGAATCACTTGTTTATCGATATCATGAAGAGCTTATCCACCAATCTATCCACCACTCTCGCCAATTCTACCAACTCCAAAATACTCTCGATTTTAACCGAAATAGGAACAAACCTGGCCACGGTAAAGCAAGACGTATACAAAATCAACGCCGAACTGGTATCCAATGTTTCGCTCAAACTACACGAATACAAAAAAGAATGCCTGGACTCCATCCAACTCCTCTTTACCAACAACACACTCTCGAGTTTCGACAAATTCGGGAGTATTTTAGACAAACACAATGAGACTCTTATATCCAGTATTACCACAAAGTTGGCCGATATCATACCGAAAAGCAATGAGCAGTATCAACAAAAAGTCGAGAGTGCGATTCAGGGTCTTTCCGCCGCGATGTCCCAAAACACCGCCAAATTATACGAAACACTCTCGTCCAGCAACGTAGAAACCTGCCTGAAAGAGTACTCCGCAAATGTAGAAACCCAGTTTAATCGTATGATCATCAGCCTCCAGCAACCCATTTTATCGGTCATACAATCCACCGATGAACGCACTATAAACGGAATACGCGAAATTCGAGAGAAAATCCAGACCGCACAGACCACCAATGATACTCTTTCGCAAGAACTAAACGGGTTTCTCAACAAATACAAACACAATTCATCCACCAAAGGAAACATTTCCGAGATCGAACTCTCGATTTTATTACAACAAGTCTTCCCCACCGACGAAATCTTAGATATGAGAAGCGAAACGGCCGCGTGTGATTACCGTGTAAACCGATTAAACAAGAGTAAACCAACCATTTTATTCGAAAACAAGGACTATACACGCCCGGTTTCCACCGAAGAAATCGCGAAATTCGAGAGAGACATATCCATCCGAAAATGCCACGGCATTTTCCTCTCGCAAAACAGCAACATAACCTACAAAGAGAACTTCCAAATCGACATCCAAGATGGTTGTATATTAGTGTATATTCCAAACGCCCAGTATAACCTCGACAAAATCCGAATCGCGGTAGACATGGTCGACCATTTTTCCCAAAAACTCGCGTGTGTTTCCGCCGAAACGCTGGCTTTCCAGATATCCAAAGAGGAATTCGACGAACTCACCGAAGAATACGCCGAATTCTCACGCAAGAAAGCCAGAATAATCGAGAGTGTACGACTCTCGAGCAAACAAACTATCGATCAATTAGACGAAATACAATTGTGTGTATTGAAACGCGTCCTCGCTCGCAACGGCGCCATATCCAGCGATGAAGAACACAAGTGCCGGTTTTGCGCTTTCATCGGTAAAAACAAGGCCAGTGTAGCCGCCCATACACGCGGATGTAAATCCAACCCGGCGAAAAACGCATAAAATTGATGTAGAGTCTCCAAATAATTCTTGTTTCATTATTAAAAGAATTATTTATACGCCAATAATATTTATCGCATCCTATTTTAGAAAATGTCGCGCATTAAATCACTCATTTTCGGCCTCAATGGACTCTCGCTCAACGTCCCGTGTTTCTCCTTGTCTGTCAGGAAAGACCTCGAGTTTGCGGAATTCAAAGAACAGATTGAGTCTTTTATGCGCGAAAATTTCCATTTGTTCTCATTCTCCGAGCTGACGTGTGTCGAATCGGTGTCCGGAAAACCGCCGTTGCCTCTTCCGCGTCCATCTGGACTCGTCAATATGTACAAATGCTCCACCATAAAAGGTCGCATTGGACACTTTTATATTCATTTGTATCATCTACACGACATCTACGTTGTCTCCATTGACCAAAACAATCTCAAATCGGATATCATACAATGCTCTTATAATACTCTCCAGACATTCCTCAACGGAAAGACCTCCCAGAAAATCGTCGACATTCGCGGAAGCTATGGCGATATTGCCAACCATACCGATTTTGTAGACGAAGACGACGAAATTATTACTATTTGAGACCGTTCGGTCCAACCCTTGGGAAGGACCTCGGCATAAACCTTTGTAAGTACATGACTCATAAAATACATAAAAAACAAACAAACACTTTTTTATGTGTACTCTCGGCTGAGACCTCGGCTGAGACCTTGGAAAGACCTCGGAAAAGACCTCGGAAGGAACCATGCGTTGTTCAGTATTCATGAACTTTTACGGTCTTGTTTTGGGAAATATCGAGAGTCATTACAAAAACACAATTGGATGTTTATACTCTCGATGTTTTGTTTTTACAGACTCATTTAGGTTCTTGCTTTGATTGTTCCCCAGGTTCTTCCCGAGGTCTCAGCCGAGGTCTCAGCAGGACCGTGTCATATACTTATTATATTATATTTTATACTTATTTTATACTTCAATAGTCAAGGTATATACTCATTGTTTATTCTCCGCTGAGACCTCGGCTAAGACCTTGGAAAGAACCTTGCGATGTTCAGTATTCATGATTGTTTATGGTCTTATTTTGGAAATATCGAGAGTCAATACAAACATTCCATTTATAAAAATACAGATTGATATTTGACTCTCGATGTATTCGGTGTATGTCTTGCGGTGGTTGGTGTTTTTCGTTCTTTTGATGGTCTTTTTTCAGAAATATCGAGAGTCATTACAAACACCATCAATATATCCTTTCTTTCATAACTAATATAAAGCCGACAATACGTATATATACGGCGAATAGCCACCCCGACTTTAGCTCAATTGGTAGAGCAGTTGACTGTAGTGGTTTGGAGTTATCAACAGGTCGCTGGTTCGATTCCAGCAAGTCGGAATATAACATGAATATCGATGATTGATGTTATAAATAGAGAGTCGTTTCGAGTTCTAATAGTCTACTTTACCTCCAAACAGATTCTTGTGTATTCCACTCAGCAACATTTGGTCGCTGGTTATCGGTCGTATATGCGCATTATAATACTCCAAGTTCCCTTCTACGTTCGTTGTTTCTAACAAAGGCAACTGTTTTCGAGAGTCGTATGTCTCCGCTAACTTATCCATATCGGTCAAATGCTGAAATCCCCAACCTTCTTTTACATTATGTTCCGGTATTTTGGCCCGAATCTGGAGTTTTCGAGAGTAAAATTCCGGGAATGGAGAAAATAACAGCTTGAATATATGCATACTCGATTTGGTCGATGGATGGCGGAAACTGTGTCTTCCCAACCAATACGGATTCTGGAAATCGCGGATACAATGCATAAACCGGTTATAATGCGAGTTTAACCGACCCGCCTTGTCCTCGAACGCATTTTCCTGCTCGAAATAAAACGAATACTTTTGGCGCAAAATCGACGCACTCCAGTTTGTCCGCTGTTCCGGGGCATTATCGATTAGACTCAATGACTGAATACACAACGCTTTGGTATCGGTTTTGTCCAACTCTCGATTCTCTTTTCGACGTAATCCGAGAGTATACAGAAATTCCGTTGTGGTCAATGCCAGTCTCCAATCAGTATTATCAAACGAATTCTCGTATCCCGCCACCTCGTTGTCTGTCATTTGTGCGCAGAAATTAGGGAGTGTGGTCGATACTACATTCCAACTCGCGGGGGCTTCGCGCGCAATCACTTTGCGACTATTGTCCGTACTATTATGGTCAATCAATACCGCGCTGTCGAATAGGGGAGCATGGTGCCGAATCCACTGCGTAAGCAGTCCTTCCTCGTTGAAAAAATGGGTAAACAGGAGTGTTTTGTGGTGTAGCGAGTCGGCGTTGTATCTCGTATCGACCTCTTCGTATACTTTGTATACACTCCCGGTTTTGTCTATACGGTATATCGCCTTCTTGGGATAGGGAACAATCAAGTATGTCTCCTTGCCTTTTCGGTAGGCGGCGATCTTGCGCTGTATCTCCGCCAAGAAATTCCACGCAAACACAATCACCGCTAATTTTTCGTCTTCTTCGGTCAATATTTCGGGAGTCATGATAGCATATTTGTGGTTTGTTGCGTAATATCCCCATTTCTTCGGCGAATCGTCCACGATATATTCGAGCGGAATACTCCCGATATAATTCAAAATCGTCATCCCTTTTGCGGCCGCACCATATCCAACGAGTGTAATACCCTGCTCGCGCATCTGGTCCACCTCGCGCAAGATCCATTGCCGCAATCCGCGAATCTTCTCCACATACACATAATACATCAAATCACTATATAACCCAACTCTTCGTTCGTGTATATACAATGGATGCGAGGCTATGTCGAGAGTCGAGGACAATCTCATCCGGAATACATACGAAATACCGTGTATATCCGTCTTTTCGACCTGGTCGATGGCCAAACCCGCCATAGTCGCCGCCGTCCACATCGAATGAATGGTGAAAAACGACAAATGCTCGTGGTATATCGTATCGAATTGACCCGATTCGACCATATTACACTGCGATGTTTGTATATACAACACCGTGTTGTCGGACATAACGCTCCGGCATTTCTCCAAAAACACGACCGGATCGGGAACGTGCGCACAGACATTCTGCGCAACAATCAAATCCAACGGCGGATATTCGGGAGCCGGGTCAACTCCCCAGAATCCCACCGTGATTTCGTGGCCTTTTTTACTCGATATTTCGTATATGTTTTTGGCTGCGTCAAACCCGAACGTTTTCCACCCGCGTTTGGCGTATTCGTCCAACAATGACCCGTCATTACACGCGATTTCCAGCACGACTCCCGGTTTATCCGACCCATATTCCGCAATGGACTTGTCGGCGAAATCCGAGAAATACTGGCGGAGCGTGGCCGATGTTCCGCTCAAATAGATGTAATCCGAGAACATATTTTCCGGTGGAATCGTGTATCCCAATTGGGTATGGAAACAACGACCACAACGGTCGAGAGTCAACGGATATTCGGGGAGGGCGTCTTCCGGCCTCGAAACATAATGGTTTGCGTTTGGCTGGTTGCCAAAGTCAATGACGCGGCTCATCGAATGTTGTTTACACACCCGACACGTTGATTCCGGAACGGGAACCAAATAATCGGGAGAATGGCAAATGCGTTTCAAATCGGTCTTCAAATCGTCGATGATTACTTTGTTTGTTCCCTTCCACTGAATTCCCAACTCTCGCTCTATTTTCTTGGAAGACATCGAAAACCCAATACTGGTAATCGCGGTCGTCTCGGGCTGATACAATACATTACATCCGGTTTGACACCCAATCTCATTCGCTATTTTGGCCACACTACAACAAAACGACCCCGCGTTGTAAATGTTGTTTCCTTTAATGTGGTCTCGATTTCGTATGATTTGTTGGAATACCTGGAGTAAATCGTGGTTCCACAGTATCGCCCGGTTCTGTGTTGCGCCTGAAACCGTCGCCACACCAGTCAAAACGGCCGACCGCATCAGGGCCAAATGAACTAAATCGGTGCGTTGTGTGGGCGATAGTCCAATCACTGTTCCAAATCGCAATCCGAGAGTACGAATGTGCGAGAGTGTGCGTATATTCTGTTCCCGCAAATACATCGAATACGTATATTCGTCGTATAAATGCGTATACAAGGCCGAACTCTCGTCTGCTTCCGTTTCGCCATACCCCTCATACAACGACGCAGTGCTGGCATATACCAACAATGCGCCTTCTTTCATTCGGTCCGCGACCTTCATGATATCGACCACATTCTCGTCAAACACGTGCGTACTTGGTTTACCTAAACATTGTTTTCTACCGGATAACCCAGCCAAATAAATGACCACATCCGCTGTTTCGACCCCCGCCGCGTTCTGGCCTTTGTGCTCCATTCCATCTTTTATGTCGCAACCCGAGAGTTTCAACGATGGCGGAAGAATCAACTGCTCAAATAAAAATGCCCCTATATACCCACGATTTCCGATTAAAAGCACGCTCATAACAATAATTATATAAAAAGGGAGTGTTTATATAGATTTGAAATAAACGCGCCAAATCGCCCAAAATCACACAAAATCACAAAATTCACAATTGTGATTTTTGTAATTTTCGACCACAACTGTGTTTTAAAAATCACAATCACAGAAATACACCCTTTCTGTTTTCAGTTTAGTGTTGGGATTTTGGGATGGTAGTATATAAGTGTGCGTGTTTGTGTTATGAATGACTTTTCCGAAATCGATAAAACCCGAGTAGAGATGTGTTTTTTCGGGAGAGGACCCACCGGTCCGACCGGTCCAACCGGCCCCGTAGGACCACCCGCTCCTCCGCCAGTTCGGACATTTGTTCATGTTTTTTCTACCCAACCGCAAACCCTTCTAACTGATGAAGCAGTAGTATTTGATTCCAATAGTGTGGTGTTCGGCAACAGTTCTTTTACTCCCGGTTCTTCCGAAATATGGTTGTGGAGCCCGGGATATTACTATATTACTGTTGCCTTTCACCACGCTGAACCTTGCCAAATGAGTCTAATCAAGAACGACCAAACGATTGTTAATGGCGGTATCTTCAATTCCGAACATGAATCCTCGCACTTGACGGCCTCGCTCATTTTCTATGTAAGTGCCGATGACATGGTCTCGACCAGTCCTACCGGAAACGGATGTAAACTACAACTCAAAAACCACTTGTCCAGTGTTCCCAGTGTGTCTCTTCGCATTATCCAAACCGGAACCGCCACTCCCGATGTGGTTTCCTCTATCACAGTGATCATGCTCTGT